CAATATATACATGTTTATTCGACTGTAACACCAACTAATTTTCTCAAAGGAATAGTTGTTAGCTATACTAATGCAACCGGGCAGTTAGAAATTATTCCTACTGAATTTAGTGGAGTCGGGACAGGCATCACCAATTGGACTGTTACAACAAGAGCAACTAATTATACTGTCGGAGAATTTCCACCTATAACCGCAGTAAGTGGCGATCGTTGGCTAGACATTGAAAGCGGGCTGGAATATATGTATACAGTTTCGACTTCTCCGGGCGAAGGATCGGGTCCATGGGTACAAACAATTACTAACGATAATTTTTTCACCGAAATTCCTGCAACTCCGTTAGAAGGCGACAAATGGCATAACAGCACTAACAAGAGATTGTACACATATTCTGGTGCTAAATGGAACGAAGTATGGTCGGCCGGTGATAGAACCATTGGCGTGACCTTAACTGGTTTTGAGCCTCTTGTGTATACCTTTAGTGCAAGTGCCCCAGTGGCAGATCCTGCTGATGGTGCAATATGGTATTACAGTAGTGCAGCTGACGTGGATATAATGATTAATACCAGCACCGGATGGAAGGGATATCGCAATGGCGGCACAGACGCTCGAGGATACAATCTCGGGTTAACAGATACCATGGGCGTAATTGCTAGTGCAAGTCAGCCAACTTATCAGTCTGATGGTGTAACTCCAGTAAGAGCCGGCGATCTTTGGTTAGATACCAGTGATCTAATCAACTATCCAAAAATTTATCGTTACAATGGTTCTACCTGGGACATAATTGATAAGTCAGATCAAATTACTGCCAACGGAATCTTGTTTGCTGATGCACGTTGGGGAACCAGTGGCAGCGTTGATGCATCAATCGGCGGATTACCTGCCATAGGCGGAGCCAATGGCCTTGTAAACAGCAATTATCTCGATCTCGATGCACCAGACTATAGATTATATCCACGTGGAATGTTGTTGTTTAATACACGTCGCAGCGGATTTAACGTCAAGCGATTCAAGAAAAATTATTTCAATACTGTAAGTTTTCCAAATGTTGGAGCTAACAGTCTTGGATTGCCAACTAGCTTACCCACTGAGAAGGATTGCTGGGTTACAGCTAGTGGATTAAAGCTCGACGGAAGTATGTATGCAGGACCACAAGCACAAAGAAACATGGTAGTCAGTGCACTTAGAGCCGCTGTAGATAGCAATGTAAGTGTTCGTGAAGATCAATACGAATTTAACATTATTGCTTGCCCTGGATATCCTGAGTTGATTTCCAATATGGTTGGCCTAAACAACGATAGAGTTAATACTGCTTTCGTGGTCGGCGATACACCAATGAAGTTGGCACCAAATATCATTGATATTGTTAATTGGTCTAACAACTCAAACGGCGACGGATTAAGTACTCCTAGTGAATACTTAGGTGTGTTTTATCCTGCAGGATTAGCTAGCGATTTAGAAGGCGACGAAGTTGTTGTTCCAGCTAGCCATATGATATTAAGAACCATTATGCGTAGTGATAACATCAGCTATCCTTGGTTTGCACCAGCTGGTGCACGTAGAGGAATAGTCGACAATGCTACCAGCATTGGATATATTAACTCTGCAACCAACGAGTTCGTTAGATTTGGTGTAGGAAAGAGCATTCGTGATACACTTTACGAAAACAAAATTAATCCATTAACTATTCTTCCTGGTACAGGTTTATTGAACTATGGACAGAAAACACGTTATGGATTAACCAGTGCTCTTGACCGTATCAATGTTTCACGTTTAATTGCATACATGAGAAAAGCATTGCAGCCATTGGCAAATAACTTCTTATTTGAACCAAATGATTCAACAACTAGAGATCAAATTAAGAATGCTGTTGAAGGTCTATGTAATGATCTTGTTGCAAAACGTGCATTATACGATTATATCGTAGTTTGCGATGACAGTAACAATACTCCAGATCGTATCGCTCGTAACGAACTTTATGTCGATATTGCAATTGCTCCAGTTAGAGCAGTTGAGTTTATCTACATACCATTACGTGTACGTAATCCTGGAAACATCTAATAGTTAGATGATCAAAATAGGGGGCTTCGGTCCCCTATTTTTTTGGCTAGAAAAATCTTAGAAAAAAATGATAAATAAAATTAAGATCAGTATATAGGAGATCGCAGAATGTCTACAGGATCATTAACTAAATTTACAGTTCCTCTTGCATCAAACGCTAGTGCTACATCGCAAGGTCTGTTGATGCCTAAACTAAAATATAGATTTAGGGTTAGTTTTTTAAATTTCGGAGTCAGCCAAGACAAGGTAGTCGAGCTAACTAAACAGGTTATGGATTTTAAAAGACCCAGTGTTAATTTCAACCCAATAACCATTGATGTTTATAACAGTAAGGTTTATCTAGCCGGTAAACCCGAATGGCAAACTGTTACCTGTAACCTACGTGATGATGTCAAGGGCGATATTTCACGTCTCGTCGGCGAACAGATTCAGAAACAGTTTGACTTCTTAGAGCAATTCAGTGCTGCAGCCGGAATTGATTATAAGTTCACAACTAAACTAGAAATACTTGACGGTGGTAATGGCAGAGAAACACCCAATGTTCTAGAAACTTGGGAAATGTATGGTTGCCTATTAGACAGCGTTGATTATGGTGACGCCAACTATGCAACCAACGATCCAATGACAGTGGCATTGACCATACGTTATGACAATGCTGTTCAAACACCAAGTGGTACTGGAGTTGGAACATATGTTCAACGTGCCTTAGGAAGCACTATTACTGGTTAATTTTTTTGAAAGGTAGCCAGTGGCTAATATTAATTCGTTTCTTAAACAGTTAGTCGCTGGCGACTCATTACGTGGATATGCTCATGCTAACAAAATATTCACTAATAATGCATTTGACCTAAGTCCTAAATTTGCTTTTCTTTTCCACGTGCATTTTGATCTTGCACCTGGGGTCACTTACAATAGACAATCAGAATTGGGGGTTTTAGTAAAATCTGTTGATCTCCCAAAATATAGAGTTGATACTAAAACCTACAATTCCTATAATCGTCCTAATATCGTACAGTCAAAAATTAAGTATGAACCAATTACCATTACATTTCACGACGATACATCAAATGTAATAAGAAATTTTTGGTATGACTATTATACTTTTTATTATCGAGACACAGATTTAGCTAATCCTAGTTCCTACCAAAATAACTATAAGTATGCTAAAGAAAATATTGTTGACACAGCATATATGGGTTACACAACTAAAAACGATCAAAAAAGATATTTACAAAGTATAAGAATTTATAGTTTTAGTAAAAAGAAAGCATCCGAGTACGTGTTAATCAATCCAATTATTACTAGTTTTCAACACGGTAGGCACGAAAATCAAACAGACAATACTACATTAGAACATACTATGACCATAGAGTATGAATCTGTTATTTACAACGAGGGTCCGTCCAGTGCTGCTGCTGGTTTTGCAAAATCTAATATATACGATACCAAACCAAGTCCGATTGCACCTGGTGGTGCTGGAACAAGAAGTATATTGGGCCCAGGCGGATTACTCGGAACTGCTAACAATGTAATGAAAAATCTTTCTGAGGGTAACTTCCTCAGTGCTGCATTGGGTGCAGCCAAAGGAGTTAAAACTTTCAAAGGTGCTAACTTAAAAGACATAGCCTTAACTGAAGTCAAAGGATTGGGTACTGACATACTTAGAGGACAAAATCCTTTGAGTCGAATACAGGTTCCTTCATTAACTGACTTAGGAAAAAATGCCGACAATCTTGGATCTAAGATTAAGTCTTCGTTAACACCAAGTGGAACCGGCTCTAGTCCTGTTGTAGATAGACCAGTGGTATCGTCGAGTTCAACTGGGTCAACTGGTAGAGCTACTAGTAATTCAGAATATTTAGGCGGTCCATAATATGGCCAAATTTAATAATATCAGTGCAATTAATTTAAACACTGAAAATAACACCGATGAATTTTTTAATAATTTCTTCGATCAAGAGTTATTGATCACTGTTGAAGCCGACCAGGCTATTACAGCTTTTTTTGAGCAAAGAACACAAAATCAAACTGCAGCAAAAATGTTAGCCGGTGGGTTAGTATTGACTTGTACTAGCAGGGGACTTGAACCCT